TCTGATAGTATCAGGAAAAGATCCTATCTCTTCAGAGCATTCACGTTTCATAGCATCAAGCAAACTTTCCTTAGATTCTACTTTGCCACCAGGAAGTCCCCAAGTGCCTGGATGTTTTGGATCATTGCGTAAAAGGTAAAGGTATCTACCAGTAGATACAGAATAAAACCATATACCTACTGCCTTTAAAGGACTAGACTCCATTCGCCTCCCTTGTATATTCCCTGATAGCTCTTGACCCATATCGTGCCGGTCCATTTGTATTGGACACTCGTGGTCAAGTTGGTAACATAATCTGTGATGTCTGATGATTGATCAGGTGTTTGATTTGAAGCGTCCCAGACCACATTCCATTGACCGCCATCGTATTCGACGATGTCGTTCTCACTGGCAACCAAGTTACCCCAGGCTGATGCTGGTGTGGTGTTGTTGCTGTCCCCGATGGCATCTGTCAGTAGATAACGTTGTCCACTAACGGCTGATGGCAAACCCTCTCCTGGTCCACTTGATAATGGATCTATCACTGCGTTCACTGGAGATAATGTATTGCTTGGAATGGTATCTGCGTCAACACTGAATAACAAGATCCTGTCGTCTGTTGGATGTCTGGCCACGGTTCCCACTATCTCAGTATCAACATTGGGACTTGCCAGTCTGATCTGGCTGATGCCGTCTCTCAGTTCACCATACGTGTCAATGTATCCTGCCCATACCAATGGGTTCGAGGTGTCTATTAGATCACTTTCATTTAGTGTGCCATCAGCAGGATCAACCTGCTCATGTTGCAATAGTTGTAGTTGATTACCTATCAGTAAAACCTGATAACCGAATGGTGTGATCTTCTGTCTAGTTCCCATCAAGATGTCATCGTCCACGATAGCATCCGCGGCATTGCCGTCAGTGTCGTATATTGAAGCAATGATCTTATGCACGACTCCGAGTTTCTTAACTTTGGCAGGCATTGTTAACCAGAATGGTATACTAAATGTTAGAGTAGCAACGTCGATATTATCGTCAGTGCCAACAGGAATAGTTCTCGATGACCAGTTAACACCAGTTAGTTCCACAACACTCAATGATGTCCAATCAATGTAGTTGTCTGTTGCCTGTATCTCCATCGATGGGTTAAACAGAGGAAGTATCTGTTCTAAGATCTGTAGTTTCATTTGGGTGTTTGAGGCCCAAACGTCTAACTGTATGGTCATGTTGTAAGGAACAGGCATCAAACGTTCTACCGTAAATGCGTTGCCCTGAGTCTGTTCGTAAGTCTGCGTTGCTTCGTCCCAGGTCCTCTGTTTCAGTGACTTCTTGTCAACGAAGTAAGGTTCCTGCACACGATCACGGGCATAGTCCAATGCTGTGATATGGAAGCTCATCATTGGTGCATTGGGCATCTTGTTTCTTGAGTTATCTGCTATGATAGTTGCCGCCTGTCTTGATGCATCTCCGTAACGGATAGGAACTCTGACCAAGGTAGCCGCACCTGATGCGTCCTTGCCATACTCAACTTGGTAGTTAGAGAACATCCTCGTGAACTGTATGAGGAATCTCCTTATCTGATCGTCATAGAAAAATGGGACTGTAGTTGCCATTAATTATCCTTTGTGGGTCTTAGCAAGTCGCTCAATGATTGGCTACTTGGTATATTACCTCTGTCTGTTGTTTCTACCGTTGCTCTATTGCTCTGGAATGATTCTTTCAATGTCTTGTTATCTACATCACCTGGTGTTAATTCTGTTCTCACCCCATCTTCTACCTTGACCCAACGTGTTCCATTATAACGGAACAATCTATTTGGGAAGTAATCTAAACGTAGGGCATAGTCACCCGTTCCTGGATTTGCTGGAAATGATACTCCAGGAGTTACTGGTAATCCATTTGGTGGCACGTTATTGCCAGTCATGTAACCAACTAGATATCCATCTACCTGTGGTGTTGTTCCATCTTTGGTAGTTGAATCACCAACTAATACATCGTTTGGATTGACTGGTTCATCATTTACTGTTGCCGTGACATAAAATGCTGTGTTGTCATAACCACTGCGTGGAACTTCGATCTCTGCCTGTTGAACAATGGCATCGTTGATCTCTTGATTCTTGTTCTTGGTTGATAGGAAGTCCTCTAATGTGCCAGAATCTGGATTGTCTGGGTCCATTGTCTTGTTGAGGATGTCATCAAACTCCTGTGTAGCCGCCATTGGTGTTGCCTTGACACGCCATAGGTGTGGATACCAAGTTGGTGAAAAACCTTCTGAGGCATAGGCCGCATCCTGGATCACATAGTATTTAGGCAAGGCCTTTGGAGCCGCATCACTCAATGGATGATAATCTTTAAGATTGGGCAGTTCTAACACATCACCAGCCATCAACTTGCGACCTAGAAAATCAATCATGTCGTTGTAGTGGAATGTGATGAACAGTGTGTCACCGTTTAGGAATAGGCCAAACTGGCTAAGATCAAAATCAATATCTTGGACATTGTAAACACCACGCATGACATAGACGTCATCGTCATATTCTCTGTTCCTGTTCTCTAGGAACAATAAATCTTCGATCTGTAATGGATCTGACTCATCGTAAGTCGGACGGGTGACATCACCGGTATCTCTCACTGATGAGTCTCCAACTGTTTTCGTTCCTAGATACTTGTGGACGAATATGTCCACACCGCCCACGGTATACATTTCACGCACTCTATTGTCTAGGAACTTGTAGTCGTTTGTTTTATTCTGTCTATATAAGCTGAGTCTTGGCATTTTGTTTGTCCGTTATCTAACTATTTATCGCACCTTTTGGTTGACCTGAAAATAGGAAAGTGATATAATAGGCTATATGCTACAAATTGACACTTCAGAAGACTGGCAAGGAATAGAGCTGGAACTGCGAAAAACAGTAAAAAATCTACCTTTTCACGTCAAAAAAGACCTGGAGAAGATAAACAAAAATATCTCTGCCATGATTTCTGAGTTAAGTAAAGCGGAAATTGAATGCAGGAGACAACAAAAACCTACACAGACTTTCCTAGCGATGAGGGAGAAGTGTAATGAGATGTTGAAAGATTATCAAAAAATGATTACGATGGGAACACTACTTTGAGCATAAAGCCAGCAAAGATATCTATAGAGGACAGGAAAGCATACGGTGATGAACAGATGTTTGACGGACAGCCACCAGCTGACGACAGACGTATGGCATTAGCTAGGAGATGCAACTGGTATAACTACACACAGGACAAGAAAACGGCCAAGAAGTGGTTAATAGAATGGCTTGAACTGAACAAGCACAAGGACATAGTCAAAGACTTTAGTAAGATCAAAGATTCCTGGACTCCAATATCTAGTGGATGGTATGCTAGAATGTCGTTGATCGGTCTAGAACTTACAGAGCATGAAAAAGAACACATGATTAATGCCTGTAAAGAAGCAATAGCTAATCATCAGAAGTCCGCTAGTGATGATGAGGAGATGGATAAAGATAAACCTAAACGTCCTAACATACAAGAAATTATGATATCCAAGGCACACGAAGCCGCGGCCGAGATTGATGCTATATGGGACAAATACTGTGAGGGCGAGATGAGAGCCAGTGAGAAACCAGACAGCATACAACAGGTATTAGCCAACTATAATATCCTAGCACAGCATGTCTCTCTGGTTAAAGACATGTGGATCAAACAGCAAAATGAGCTCAAGGATGCTGTTGCTGACGTAGATGCTGATTTAAGCGAGGGCTACGGATGGGCAACTAAGACCCAGCAGAAGAATATGATCAACTACTGTGCGGCGATTATAGCAGAATTAGACGCATATCATCAGAGTAAGAAGGCTAAAGTAGGCACTAGAAAGAAAAAACCAGTTCCTCCAGAGAAGCAGGTAAGAAAATTAAAACACCTAAGAAACTATCCAGAGTTTAAATTAGAAACAGTGGAGCCCACTAAGATCCTTAAGTCAAGTGAGCTTTGGGTCTACAATGTTAAGAATCGTAAACTACAATACTATGTTGCTGACGATTATGCTAAAGTGTTCGCGGTCAAAGGCACAAGTATTCTAGGGTTTGACACCAACAAGTCAAGCCAAAAGACCCTGCGTAAGCCAGAAGAGTTCTTAAAACACTTACGCATGGCAGGAAAGCCAGATAGCCGTAAACTGTTTAATGACTTAAAAACTACCGGCACGGCAGTCAACGGCCGCTTCAACGAAAACCTAATTATTATCAAGGCAACCTAATAGATAAATACTGCTAACGGAGATAACCAATGGCAGATTTAACTACATTAAAACAAGACGTGTTTGACTATGTTGCTAACCGATTAGGTGAGGGCATAGTTGATACTGAACTTGACCCACAACACTACGAGACAGCATACTCAAAGGCACTAAACACATATAGGACCCGAGGACAGAATGCCTATGAAGAGGCATACTCGCTGTTGACACTAACGGAAAACACCAACGAATACATACTTCCGCAGGAAGTGCAGTCAGTTAGACAGATCTTCCGTAGAACCATGGGAGACGCCACTGGTCCATACTCATCAAGTTTTGATCCATTTAGTTCAGCGACCTTAAACGTTTATCTATTAAACTATTCATATGCCGGCGGCTTGGCGACATTCGACCTATACACACAATACGTCGAACAGGCCATGCGTATGTTTGGTGGTTTCATGAACTACAACTACTCACCAGTGACTAAAAAGTTAACACTGATGAGAGATCCAAAGGGTTCAGGTGAACAGGTGCTATTATGGCACTACAACTATAAACCTGAGATCATACTACTACAAGATCCACCTATATCACAATGGTTGAAGGATTATACCTATGCCACTGGTAAAATGATCATCGGTGAGGCCAGAGAGAAGTTTGCTACAATCGCTGGGCCACAGGGCGGAACACCTTTGAATGGTTCTGCACTCAAGGCAGAAGCACAGGCAGAAATGGATAGATTGATCAGAGATCTAGAACTCTTCGTAGATCATTCAGAACCTCTGAGTTGGGTAATTGGTTAATGAAAATAAGTGATATCATAACAGAAGGTATGGTCTTTGCCCGTGTAGGCAAGGGTGGTGCTTCTGGCAAGGCTAAGGTCAAGATGAAATGGCGTTGCGAAACTGGCAATCGTGCAGGTAGACTGGTATCAAGTCCGGCACAGTGTGGAGCCAGTGTTGATGTTGCTAAACGAGCTCAAATGAAAAAGACCCGTGCTAGAACCAAGGCAGTGCAGGCACGCCGGGCAAAGAAAACTAAAAAGGTAAATGTAGCAAGTCGTGTGATGCAGGCCCTAAACAAGTTCAAACGCAGAGACGCACTCAAGAAAGTTCTCAAACCTAAGAAAGTAGCAACATCAAAACGTGCCAAACCAAAAACACCTTTCCTAAAAAGAATCAAACCGAAATCACCCAAACGCAAATAGGTTGACATAAAATCCATTCGGTAGTATAATACTACTATAAGATTAATGGAGAATTGTAATTTGGATCTGATGATCGACATAGAAACATTGGCAACAGGCCCTGACGCTATGATTATGACCATAGCGGCTCAGGTTTTTGACCCACTATCTACGGGCTGGCCCGACAGGCACTTCTATGCCAGGGTGTCACCCGAAAGCCAACCAAATCGCAAGGTAGATGACAACACCATTGAATGGTGGGCACACCAAGTTCCAGAGGCACAGCGAGAGGTATTTGAGGAAATTGGTCGACGAGATCTACATGAATGTCTGGATGAACTGGGCAAACTGATATGGAACAGTAATCGCATATGGGCAAACGGTCCAACGTTTGACATGAACATACTAGAACATGCCTACAAAGAATCTGGAATGACATTACCTTGGAAGTTCTGGGCAGTTCGTGATGCAAGGACGGTATATGCACTTTGGCCAGAATGCCCTCAACCTAAAGTGGCAAGCCATCATGCTTTGGATGATTGCAAACGCCAGATAGAAATGTTACAATCATGTATTAAACACTTAGGGATAAACAAACTAAAATGACACCTATATTTTGCAATTTAGTTTTTACACTGCATGCGGATCTAAAAGTTAGGAAAGATATATATAGGTCTGCATTAGATTTCATTAAGAATGGTATGGCAGATGGTCGGACTGATGTTGTCCTATATACAATAGATCCGCTAGACTTTGGACCTTCTTTGGATGAGTTACAAGAATTTATTAATAGCATAAAAGATGTTAATAAGAAAAGTAGAATATTTTTTTTAGTAGATCATACGCAGATCCTACCACAAATTAATAATCTAGAAAATATAACAGAAATAAATTTTTGTTTGGTGATAATCTACTATTTTATTTTTATTAAAAAAGCCTGTAAGTTTAGTGAAAAATGGGTTCCTGAATCAGGAAAGATATTGTTTCTGATGAACAAAGCAGATAAGCAAAGTCGCATTGGTTTTTTCTTTAATATGGTTAACCTAGGGCTACTTGATGAATTGAAATGGAGTTTAAAAACGAAAGAAGAATACGAAAAACATAACCTAGCATTAGGTAATAATTTCAGTGGCGATTATTACGATAGGTGTGGTGAATTTCTTCCCGGCCTTGATAGACAGCAAGTTATTTCCTTTATTAATACTTACCAAAGAAATTTTGATAATCATATTCACGGTAACGGTGGAATTCCGTTTGACAAAACAATATTTGACGATACTTTAATTCAATTGGTCACTGAAACTGCGGAAGATTACGATTCTTTCCCTATGAAAATGTCTATGCCGTTTTTTTCCGAAAAAATTTGGATTTCGATTCTAAACAGTAATCCGTTTTTAATCCTGGGTGTCAATGGGTCAACATCTAGACTAGAAAAAATGGGATTTAATACTTTTAAAGATTTCTTTCCGATACCTAATTATGACGACTTAGATCTAGAAAATTTTTTATGTTATAGAGATGGCACGCGCCTCCAGGACACCATCAACGACTATCGAACATATTTCCGAACTTCAACTCAGATAAAAAATTTTCCGGCATTTTATAAGATGTTTCGAGATGAGAGTTGGCCAGAATATATTACCGTGGATTCTATAAACACCTTATCTCTAGATATTAAAAAAGAGATTATTGAACACTATTTCTCTCAACAAGAAAGAATTAGAGCATTAAAATATGAAGCAATTTTAATAAACATGAAATATTTCAAAAAAATAGCAATTGATAATCAGAAACAAATTGAGAAAATAGTTAGAGATAATTTTCAGAATTTAATTAAAGTAGCCGAACATGATATACAGAGAATTTCAGAGTTCGTTACAAATAATAAACTAAAGATTTCGGGTCTTGAATTTGTTAGAAATATTCAACATACTAGCGATCCAGAATCCTTCACCAATGAAAAATAAGACATTATATGATTATAGCAATTAGCGGACTTATAGGCTCAGGCAAAGACACAGTAGCAGACTATCTAGTAAACTTACATGAGTTTAGGAGAGAAAGTTTTGCAGGTAATCTCAAAAATGCTATGTGTGAAATATTTGGATGGGACAGGGAAATGCTTGAAGGTCGTTCAAAATCAAGCAGAGAGTGGCGTGAACAAGTAGATCCATGGTGGGCAAAAAGATTAGACATGCCACACTTAACACCCAGATGGATATTACAACACGTTGGCACAGATGTTATCAGAGGACACTTTCATGACGCTATGTGGTTAGCAAGTTTAGAAAACAAACTGCGTAAGACAAACGATAATATTGTTATTAGTGATGTTAGATTTAAAAATGAAGTTAAGATGTTAAAAGATCTAGGTGCTGTATGTATTGAAGTTACTAGAGGCAACAGACCTGGTTGGTATCAACATGCTGTTGATGGTGATATTAAAAAGTTAGAAACTCTAAAAGTCCATCGTTCTGAATATGACTGGATAGGCACTGAGTTTGATGCTACACTAGATAACAACGGCACGTTAGATGAACTTTATAAGCAAGTAGAAACTTTAATCAGGTAACAAGTCACCTGGTTTCCAGTTAGATTCTCTTTGCACAATAGCAGAACAATTCAAACAGATACTTCTCAGATTTTTCAAATCGTTATTATTTAGATTACCATCCATGTGATAGACATGTATCTGGCTTCCGTGCTTTGCCCGAAAATTACATAGATCGCAGGTCTTCTTCTTGACATAGCCTGACATTCTCCATCTTGGTTC